TTCTTTTGGAAATAAATGATATCGTCAATCTGTCCTAGGTTTTCACCGCCTGGTAAAGTACTTATCTCTGTACCACGACCACCTTCTCGACGTGGTAACCAGAAATCCTCTAGCATAGACATATGCTTTCGGTCGTCCTTAACTTCACCGTTGTTAGCATCGTAAACAATTTTGTTACGATAACGAGACATGATATCTTTAATATGTTGTTCTGCTTTACCCTTTGGCAAGTTACCCACGTCAATATAGAAGATACGACGTTCAGGTGCACGTGCGAGACGATAGATGACCAATGAGTCTTCCATCATACGTAATTGGTTTACTGGTTTCATTGCCTTCTGTAGATAAGACAGTACACGTTTCTTACTGGTATCTAGAAGACCTGAAGTGACATACGAAACAGAATCCGAAGTCAACTTGATGCCGTTATTTGCACCGGCACGTTCCTGATAGATGTAGAAGTCATTAGTCTTGTCGACAATCTTCGCACCTGTCTTCGCATCTTTTTTATATTGTATCTCTTTAACCTTACGGATCTTAGTCGCATCAACAGGACGTACCTCTTGGATACCTGCTTTTAGATTCGTGTCATTGACTACTAGGTGATGATAGATTCGTCCGTCGACATACCATGAACGGAACATATCGTGGCCATACTCCTCGAAGTTCAACATGGCAACAACACCATCAAACTCTTCAGTAATGGATTTCTTGATTTTATCTGGTGCTTCGACTTTGTCTAGGTTGACGGTTACTGAACTTTCTAGTTCAGAAGAAACGATTGCTTCGTTAATGATATCTTCGATTGCAGCATCACACTCTGGGTGTTCTGCCATTCCTCGATATTTTTTGATTAATTCTTGGTTATCTTTTGCCGCAGTGCCTTCCATGTCAACATACTGACCGAAGTAAGAACCAGAGGCAGTGACATAACCAGCACCATCTTCATCCACCTTGGGAACGATAGAAGGGGTTTTCTCACCTTCTTGCTTTAGTTTTTGAACTTTCTTTAGTTCAAACCCAAATGCTTGGAATACATTGTCTGCCATATTATCCTCTTATAATAAATTGGGGGTGGAGAACCACCCCCTTCATATTACTTATAATACCTTTAACTAGTGGTATTTGACTCCCAATATTGAATTGAGAATGCTACTTCAAACTCTTCTACTGTATCAGTAGTTTCATAGTTCAGGTCGATAGCACCGATGCTGTTAGGGAAAGCACCACGGAAGTTATAAGTCTTCAGTGAGTTACCATCCTTATCAAGTTGGTCTACGATGAGATCTGCTTGATATGCAACAGGATTAGTGAATCCAGTATTTGCGGTGTGACCGTTGATGCCATTCATCCAACGTTCCATTGCGTTGCGAACTTCAAAACCAGTATCGTTGATTACGGTTACTGACCAATCTTCGAAAGTTCGGTCTCCAGCAATCTTCAACTGACGACCACGGAAAGGTACATCAATTGCAGCAACTGTGGATGCTGGCAACTGTGCTCCTTTACACATGAATGAAGTTAGTTCTGCGTCTCCACCTGCGTATATTGGGAAATTTACGGTTACACGGAATAAGTTAGGACGTGCACCACCACCTTTTAATTTTGCTTTAAAATCATCTACTCTTAGTGACATGATTATACCCCTTATACTGTGCCGACGACTTCTTCAAACTCAACACCAGTTCGGACAGCTACGAAGTTTAAAGTTACGTAGTTGATTGAACGTGCTGGTTTGATGAAGCAAGTTGCGATGAATTCGTTGCGGTCAACAACTTCTGATGTATTGTTTGTTTCGTCACAAACAACACGGAAGTCAGTGATACCACGACGACCCTGTATTTCACGTAGGAACGGTTCTACGATGTTGACAAACTCTGCACGTGTGAAGTCATCGTTGAATTCAAACATGACGTTTTCACCTGCACGACTGATCGCTCTTTCGATAACTAAGAATAGTCGACGAACATTGATGCGGTCAAATGCGGATGGACGTGATAGGTGAGTCTTATCACCGAACAGCATAATACCTTGGCCAGGTGAACTAATTACTGGATTTATACCAGCCTTGTACATAACATCACGTTCTGTCTTGCTTGGATTGACTAGGACTTCTGTAACACCTACGTATTGTCCACGACGTGAACCTGCTGGTGAGAACCAAGGAGCAGAGACTGCATCTGTTGCAGCCATAACACCTGCTGTCGATGATGCTGCTGGAATCCATTCATACTTGTCTTCATACTTGTTGTAAACTTTGATGTGGTTACCATCAACAATCAAGTAAGAAGAATCTTCTGACAAAGCAGAAACATAATCTCCAATACCAACCGAAAGACTGGAATTTGAGAGATCTTGATATTTTACGGATACTACTGCAACACAATCTTTTCGATCCAAAACTATTGAGTTTAACTCTTTGTGGATACTTGGAGCATTGAACTGTGCACCAGCTGGTGCGATTAGGAAATCGATTTGAACTTCTTCTTTATTTTTGAATAAATCGTATCCTAAAGTGTACTCACTTTGTGTGAGTTGTCCGTTACTTTCACCACCTGTCAATTGGAAATTGCCTAAGATAGGTGCTGAGTCTATATTACCCGTACCCGTACCATCGTCGAAGTCTACTGTGTCAACAGTTACCCAAGATGACTGTGCGTTAATAACGTCAAGTACAAAGTTGTTAGATCCGTTGTCTAGTTTAGCACCTTGTTCAACAGACAAAAATTCGAACTGTTCTAGAACCGTGTGTGGAGTAGTTGAACTGTCAACAACAATGAGGTGGATCTCGTGTTTAGCATCGTCTGGAGATGATGTGAATTTCGATTTGTAATCCCATCCTGAAAATTCCGTTCCCCCAGCAACAGAGACTAGAATATTGTTTCCAAGTTCACCTGGATACTTTGCGGTAAATGGGGTTAACGTTGCCTCTGATTGATCATCACTACCGGCACGAACAACATAGAGAGAAGAAGAGTATTTTAGGAAATACGAAGCGGAGAGAAAATCTCCGGAGTACGCATCACCCATATTTGGAGTGCCAAAAACAGCAGCCAGTTCAGATTCGTTGCCGACTAGAACAGGTGTGTTTACTGGTCCCCAATTAAAGTCACCTACAATAGCGCCAGTCGTAGAAGTGACCGCAGGAACTGTTCCTGTTAGATCAATTTCTTTTATCTGAACTGCTGGTGACTCGGAGAATTTAAGAGTCATAATAGTGTCCTTTTAGTTAAGGTATAATAAGTTAAACATAATACGGAAAATAAATCAATGTATCTATTTATACTTTCCGGAAATTTACCATTCATTGGGGTTATAATCAGTCCAATCCATGCTGTATGGGTCAGACAAATCTGAAGGAGCAATATAATCACTACCATCATCGATGATTCCAAACGGTGGTATATCGTCCTCAATTTCTTTCATGCGTTGATCAAATAACATCTGTTTGATATCCACGTCAGCAACATTACCAAATGACTGAGTTCCCACAAAATATCCAAACATCACGAGGTTCATCATTAAGTCATCATGATTACCATCACTTGCCTCAAATGATGTCCCTTTTGATATGAACGTTGATACCTCCATGATAGTATTTTCATCAACAATATCCAGTTTGTGATTTTCAATAATATCCTTAATAGAAGAACACCCCATCCTCTTCACTTTTCTGTCCATACGAATACCGATAGCATCTGCTTTGACCGCAGACTCTAGGTGGATGTTCTCGTACTCAAGGTCTTGATAAAGACCCACGCATACTACCATACCTTGGTCATTATTCTCTACGACAACATAAGACTCATTGTATAGTGTTGCATACTTGTATATAATATTAGGATATAGTATCGGTGATATTCTGTTGTTCCTATATACACAAACTTGTTTAAACGGTTGTACCGAAACATCGATTATGTTAAAAGTAGAATAATCTTGTCCTCTTCCTTGACAAACATCAACAGTCATGATATACTGATGTTCTAGTATCGGTTCTTCATAAACTAATAAGTCACCACCCTCTAGTCTACGTTTAGGTTCTTTAGCACGTAAGTCGAGGAGCACTTGACCCTCAATAAGAGTGTTACCAGTACCAAAGAAAGTATTACCAAACTCTTGGTCAAATTGTAGTTGGGATG